GGAAAACTTTTTCGGCGGCAAAATAAATATAATTTTCCCCGTCAACCTCGCATAGTTTGTTTGTGTCGCTACGCATAATAATACTCCTCCATCATTCTCAAGAGTAGTTTATTTGGCCGCGCATTTTCTTTGAAGTATGTTAGCCACTCGTAACCCATGTGTTTTTCCAAGAACGCGCAAACCGCGCCGCTTCTAGAAACTCCAGCGGCACAATTAACTAGAATGTTGCGGCCCTTATTTTTTACGAGAAAGTCAACTATTGTGGCAGCATCTTTTTCTGTTGGCGGATAGAGAATGGTTCCATATCCGTCTAATAATGGAACAGCCTCAGTCAAATCCCAAAACTGGATTTTCAAATTAGGCACTCCGTCTAGCCAGTTGTTAATGACAATCGAGCTTTTATCGTCTGGCTCTCCAATGGAAACCCAAGCAACGTCTTTCTTCTTCCAGTCTTCGCCGCCAATAAATTCTTGGGCAGCGGCTCTTAGTAGGTTGGCGGTTTTAGGCATAAGTTAACTTGCGAGTTTAATTTTAAAGTGGCACTTTAGTTTGTTGTTTCAAAAGATACTTATCGTTCGGCCAATACCAAGTGCAACCGTTTTTACTACAAAACCCACGATTTTGGTAGTGGTCTTTCATGAGTTCTCCGCAGTTGCATTTGATTCGGCGGTATTTTTTGTTGAATGCTTCGTCGGCGTCACTTGTTTTAGGCTTGTCAAATGGGTTAACCATAATTTGCTATTTGCTTAGCTTCTTGCTTTGATATATTTTTGAATTTCAATCCTTCGTTCTTCCTCTCCGCAATGTAGAAAGAGTGGTATCTGCCAAACTCTATTTGGGGTTTCCACGCTAATTTATCTCCGCTCATTTCGTAGTAGTGATTGCCTTTTTCATCTCTAAGCACTAAAGCCCTTTTTATCAAATGATTAAGCCTTTGAATTTTTATAGAAGGTGGCGCTTGCGCTGCAAATAGTCTTCTATACTCTTCGTCGCAAGTTTTTCGCTTATTCAACGGGTGATCGTCGCTCCATTCTCCAATATCTTTCTCCTCAATAGATTTAATTTGAGGCGAAATGCGGTCATTAGCGTATCTTGCTCTTTTAAATTCTTCGATGACAGAATCTCGACCTATTTCGTCAAGGTCAATTATTAGGATTTCTAGTCTGTAAGCTTTCATAGCTCAATTTCCTCTAATTTAGTTAAGAATGCGAATGGCTGTAGAATCGGCGCAGCATGTTCTTTCGTAGAATACTCTTCAAATGAACATAACGTTTCTACGCAGCGGTCCAATGTTTCTATTGAGTTGTCCTTAAAACTTTTCTCAACTTTGCACCGTAAAGATAATTTCGGATTCGCTGGATATGCCATCATCCATTGACATAAAACAAAACCATCTTGAGATACGTCACAGGACAGCATCGTAAATCCAAATGGCTTACACCATCTTTCATTCTTAGCTAAGTCGGGCTGGCGATAGCCCATCATTTTTAAAGCCTTGTTGATTAGGGTTTTTAGTTCTGCGTGTTTTTCGTTCATAGGTTTTCTAATTTTTCAATCAATTGCTCCCAATGTTGTTTGGGCATTTCTGGATCATTTTCTGGGTCGCTCATTGTTAGTTCTTCGCGGCAAATTTCAAGCATTTTTTGGCGCAAATCTTCACCGTCCCATTCTATTAAAGAAAAGAAAGAATCAAATGGCCCAAACTCTAGACCCGAATGGCAATACCCGTCGTGTTTTAGATGCCAATTAATTTCCTCAGTCAAAACATTAAGCTCGCCAAGGAATTGCCAATAGTGGTCGCAACTTTTATGATAGCTAGCGACAATTTGCGGCCAAAGGTCTAATAGGGTTTTGAGTTTAGGGTTCATTTTTTACAAACAATTCTCCGCGCAGCAGTTCGTCTGCTTTCCCAATATGGAATTTAGCGCTATATCCGTGCTTGTATCCATGATTATAAGAATTGGCTAACCTTTCTTCAACGCACTCAATAATAAACCTTGGGTCACAGGTTGGGCTGTTGATTTTTCCTCCTGTCACAGACGAGTAAACCTCTGGAATATTATCGAGCAAAAATTTGTATTCATAAAGCAACTGTTTAATTTCGTCGTCGCATTTTGGTAGAATTGACTCGATTCTTTCTTGGAATTGTTGGTTTTTGGTCATGTGTTATCGAATAAAATGTCCGTCGTAATTTTGTTGGGCGCTACTTTGTCCATCATCATATCCAGCACTGTATTCCGCCTCAACCAAGGCGTCAACTTCTTTTTGGTTATAAAGATTAGAGCCGTCTGTCCATTGTTTTTTCAGGCGCAAATTAAAAATCTCAACTTCTGTTTCGGCGTATTCCATGCGCGAGTAAAGTTCATCTATAAAGTCGCTAGTCTCTTGACTCCATTCGGGCAAAAGTTTGTTTCGCTTGGCGCAGAGTTCTAGTACGGAGGATTTTATTGGTTTAGTCATAAGTTTGTTTTGCTAGTTTAGCATATACTACGTCTTTGTCAAGGCGTTAATTCATTCGCCAGTTCCAATAAGATTCTTCCGTGGCAATCTTCTCTGGGAAAAGAACACCAGCATCCGACCGTCTTATTTTTTAGTTCATGAATATGGTCAAGAATCCACTGACGGCGCTCTTGTTTTGCGTTGCCATTCCCGAAATTATTTCCAGTTTTAAGCCATGATTCGTATTTTTCTATAACCTCTTTCCTGTTTCCGTCATATCCAATGGAGAAAGGATTTCCATATCCCCATGAATAACCAGTTTTTGGCCTTCCTATATATACGTCAAAAGGAGCTTTTTTGCAGTGAACGATATTTAATTGGTTCATATTGATATTTTCTGAATTAGAGGGAGAAATACAAAGTTTGTCTGTCACATGTTTCCATGAAATTCCGAGTCTGATATTAACAACGGATGTTCTGTTTATTCCGAACTTAGCCATCAAATCACAAGTTCGTTCGGTGGATTGAAAAATTTCTTTAACTTGGTCCTCGGTTAATTTTGATGATAAACATTTTTCGCCTCTGTTTCCAGTTCCGTGAACAAATTGATCTTGCTTGTTTTCTTTCTTGGTTCCCCATGCTAAATTATTAATATGGTTGTTATGAGGATTGCCATCTAAATGTCTGCATTCGTGCTGATTCGTAGGCGGAAATCCTACGTACGCAAACAGAACCAGCCTGTGTAAATTGATGTTTTTAACCTTTTGATCTTGGTAAACTTTAACTTCTACATAGGTTTTCTTATATGAAAGTTTTCTTTTTCTCCACTCTTTTCCATTGCTATGTCTTTTGGAAAAGAGTTGTCCATCTTCCGTTATGTGGTAGCCAGGAAAACCTGGAATATTATCAGTCATTAATTTGAATAGCTAGGGATTTATATATTCTGTCCGCATCTGCCGCGTAAAAACCGCTCGTTTCTAAAAAGTTAATTTCTACTAATCCATACGACCCGTCCGAGCGTTGCCCAATATCAATAGTGAGATTATCTTCGGGCGAAAAATAACTATTGGCGCGAATGGTTTTCGCGAAAGTTTTTAATTCCTCTGTTATATTTCTTTGGCCCGCCTCGTCAAGAATTTCTCCCTCGTACATGTAATCAGAGATTCCAACAAGCTCCTGCCCCACAAACAAACACCTCCACTCGCGGCCAATCCATTTTGGATCAGCAACAAAAGCCAAAATCTTTTCGCCGTTCTTTTGTTTTAGGTAATTAAATTCTTCGCGCCATTTTTCTTTAGAATAAACTTGGCCCGCAAAAAGTTTTTTACAAGAGTCGGGGCGAATAAAAAGCGGCCAATTGATTTGCCAATCCAAGATTCTTTCTGGAACGTCCCACCAAAAGTTTTTGCTAATCATGTGCTTATGTAAGTGAGGAACCCAATTCCTACAATCGAACCGCGATAAATTATGCCCGAGTCTAGTTGCTTTAGCCACAGCGCCGCGAAAAGCAAATGGAACAGTTGGAGTGCAAATGTCCCACGCATGATCGTATTCAGAAATTTTAAAATATTTACCAGCAATTTCCTTTTCCTCGTCAGGGAAAATATTTGGTTGCCAGATTAGGAGAGGTTTAGTCATATTAGTTTAATAAGCCGTGCTCTAATTCAATGATCATGTTTTCTATCTGCTCAAATTTGCCAGAATTCAACAAATCAATTGGCCGCGCATCAAAAACTTTGTTGTGCTTATTTAGCCAGTTTTGAGCGGCGGCTGGGTCAAACAATTCGTCGAGGCGTGAGATTAGCTCTTGTTTAGACATTAGTAAATTTCTACTTTTTTTTGCAGAACTCGATTATTTTGTCCCACGCTTGTTGACTTGAAACATTTGGGTTGATGTCTGACTCTAAATCTGGAACTGGCTCTGGTGGTTGAGAAGTTTCTTTTGGCGGCGAAAGTTTTTCTTCTGCTATTAAAGCGCTAAAACTCTCCACGCACGGAACGCATATGTGAATATGTTGCCCGCGATTCCTAAAAGAATAGAAGGTGATGATTTTTTCAGTATTGGGCGCGATTTCTTTGTCGCATCCACGGCAAAAGCAGGTTCTTTGGGCGGGGCGGAATTGTATGTCTCTCATGGGTTTTTGTCTGAATACATAAGGTTATCGCAAAAATATTCAACTTCAAGATTTAGATTTCCAATGCAAGAAGATGCGTTTTCGCTCATTAGCTTTGCGTTTTGACAGCAAACTCGTAACTGTTTGCCGCTTTTAGGGTCGGTAAAAACGATTTTAAAATACGAGAGGTCTTTGTCCAATTGATTTGATAGTGTTTTTAGTGTCATATTACTTTAGATTATCTCTTAGTCCTAACTTGTCAAGCACTTGTTTTTGTTCTCCGCGAGTTAATCCAAAAGATTTTAAGTATTTTCTTGCGGATTTCCAAGATTTAGGGATTTTGTCTTTGATTGAGGGGTGAGGGTTCATTCTACCAAAGGCTGTAGTCAACTGTCCTATCTTTAATGAATTCAAGTGTCTTGTTCTCTTTATCCTCTTTATCCTCTTCCCATTCTTCATAAAAGGCGGGATATGGTCCACAGGTTCCTATTTTCGACCTTTCTAGTTCGCACGTTCTAATTCTTTGTTCGCCGTCAACTGGGCTTTGAATTATCCATGGGTTATAGCAGTTGAATTTTACTGTTGATCCATAACTTCCGTAGGTGTTTGCGCGGGAGTGTTTGCAGTTGATGCAGAAAAGTTTCATCTTGTTTTTACGATTGTCTATACATTAACTTGCAGTTTTTGCGATGTTTTGTGTTGTTCTATGTTTATCTTGCCACTTATAATAATTCTCAAACAAAGTCATCATTATTTCAAAATCCTGAAGGACACAGATGTTCACTCCATTAGAACAATAATCCGTGAGTGACCTATGAGTATGAATCTCAAGAATATCTTTGCTGCATCTGCTTTGATCGTTGAAGCTCTTGAGAAGAGTGTCGAAATGCTCTTGCAGTTGCCAATCCAATCTGACCATTTTGCCGTTTGCACAAAGGTTAGCCTTGCTAGTTTGCTTGAGTAGCATAGCTAGATAATCCAACTGAACTTCTGGTCGGTATTTGTGTAGTTGCTTTTTGTCAAAATTTAGAATGCGACAATCGCCGCCTTTGCGATAGCGGATTTTAAATGGTTTTGATTTTTTGGTCATAAATTACTCTCCATAGTATTGCCATAGAACAGCGTTGCATTCGCAATGGACTGCTCCAATGGTTAGTCCAGTATCATGGTTGTGATGCAAGTGAACGGGCCACTTAAAGAAGTCTTTCGGGAAAAGGGTCTTGTTTATGCGCCTCCCTTTTGCGAAATCTCCAGCAGGACCAGAAAGCGGCGCTTTACATTCGGCGCATAGACCGTTTTGAATTTCAATGTATTTATTGCGAACGGCACGTCGTCCATTTGCGTCTAGGTGGTTGTAGTTAACTGGTAGGTCCATCGTTATCGAGAAAATTTACTAGCCAATTCAAGATACTTATTGAAACGAGACTCTTCAACAGCATCCTCGCGAATCTCCATTTGATACCTTAATTCTCTAGCTGCAACTGGGTGGCATATCATATGGTTTCCGTATAGCAAAAAATCTTTTCGCGGGCGGGTTTTAAAATTGTTTGGCCGTTTCTGCCATTTCTTTTTAATTCTCTTTTTCTTGCTTCTGGGAAAGCGGAATTGGTAGGTTTCGGTCATTGATTGAGATTCAATGATTTGGAAACCGCCGAAGCTGTTGTAGTCTGTCTCGCTCATTACATCCACTCCTCTGCAAAAGTAAATTTTGTGCCGTCATTAGATAAAACACAGTAATCTATCGACTCAAACTTACCATCGCAGTTTCTAAAGTAAACTGGAAGGTCTTTTTCTTCGCTCTCGATCATTCGGTCGATGTATTTTTTTAGCTCTGATAGTTTCATATTTAATTTTCTTTAATTTCGCGCTTGGAGTTTTGCCTCTCTTTCTTCCAGAATACTCTTTTCCATTCTCGAAGATGTTTCCACCATTGGGGTGGAGCGGTTAGTTTGCTTTTTGAGGCCATATTAGTCTAGATAGGAAAATTTACAATCGCCCGCTTGTTTGTTTAAAAGAATTGCGCCGCAAGCAAATCCTCCAGTATTCCATCCTTTTGGCGTATCGGTCAACAATACCTCTCGAATATAAAAGCCAGCTTCTCTAATTATCCTTAATCTTTTTCGGAGAGCAAGAATATGAGAGACGGTTCCATAAGTTACGATATTATCCGCAATCTGCATCGACTTTTCCAAGAACGGAACGTATTTACTGAACGGGAAATTTGTAATTAGCCAATCAAACTTTTGGCCGCAAAAATCTTTTTCTAAAAAGTCGCGCCCTTCTGATAGTTCGCACCAATCTACATTAGTATCCTCTCCAAAAACTTTCATTGCATTATAAAACGCGCCGTTTCCTCTGCATGGCTCAATGAACGCATCATCCGAATACATTGTGTAGTTTCTATAAAAATACTGAACAATTTTCTGCGCCAAATCTGGTGGCGTCATTACAACGTCCTTGTCTGGGGAATTTTTAGGCGGCGCTAGGCGTCTCTTTTTTTGTTGTTTTGTTTCGCTCATATTACTTATCTTTTCTTGGGCCGAAATGGGCGCTCGCATAATCGGCGCTATGAAGCAACCACGCTTCTAGCGTTTGTGGCTCTTTAATGCTCCCCCAATCTTTTCTTCCGTGATGCCCAATAATGCAGTGCTGCACTTTCTGAATCGTTTCGCGGCTAACTCCAGCAGAAATTGCCGCCGCTGTAAATTCGGCGGTTGATCCTGTTACGTGGTGAATTTTATTTTTGTATTCCAAGTCAGCAACATAGGCTTTTTTATAATATTCTTCGTCTTTAGACAACACATGGTATTTTGGCAAATCTTGACCATTAAAGTAGGTGATTAGTTTATAATCCCAGATTTTAGCGTAATCATGCCAGAGAGCAGACGCAATTAAAATATCCAAATCTGTTTGCGGGAAAGCTTTTGACAGAGCAACGGTGTAGTCTAAAACCTCTAATGTATGGACTAGTAAACCTCCAACATACCCATGATGAATGCCTGTTGAAGCTGGATGCGTGAAAAAGTCTGGGGTGTCAAGAATTTTTTGACAACTTTTCCTTAGATTTGGTTCTTCTATCAGGTTTATGTAGTGGTATATATTCATGGCGTGTAATCTATTGTGGACAAAGGAAACTACGATGGCAAACTTTATTTCTTTCACTCAAGCGCCTGTTTATTTAGGAACAGTTGAGACTCAAGTTCCTCAAACTGGAATCGCAGGCTTGAGTAATTTAATTGCGGCGAACTCTTGTGATTTGTCTTTCGATTCTTCATTGGATGCGTCAAAGTATCTTGGGAAACAGCCTGTGTCAAATGATTTTTTTGTTACGGGGCCGAAAACTTCTAAAGTGTCGATTTCCTACATTCCTCTTGTGGGCAGCAATTTGCTAGAAGGAATCCAAGAGGCGGCGCTTCTCCCTTTTTCTCTCACGGGGCAATTTCAATCTGGGCACTGTATTAGAGTGGGCGATTTCTTGTTCAAGCAATGTTACTTGGACTCTTTGGGCGTGCAAATTACGCCTAATTCTCCTGTTCGATTAAATGCTCAATTTACGTCTTATGATTCGTCACAAGTTGAAAATGATGTTTATTCTGGGTTCAGCGACTCTGCTGGTTTTGTGGTTTCTACGAATACTGGAGCAAGTTACAGCGCTGTTCATGCGTTAGCAATGAATGTGTCTGGGTCATCTTATTTGCCCGAAAGTAAAACTGACATCACGATAAACTATCAAATGTCACGCACGCCTGTTTACGAAATCGGCTCTTCGCGGCCAAAAACAGTTTTCTTAAACGCTGTCTCGCGCCAAACAAGCATTTCCGCTGAAAACATTGGCGAGGTCATCACTTTTTCAGGGAAAAGCGCCGTTTTAAATTTAAAGTTTGCGGAGTTTGGCCGATTGATGGAAGAAAGCTTTGATCCCGCCACGGACTACCGTTTTAGAATAGACGTAACGGGCAAAATTAATTCCCAAAACTTGTCAATGTCCCCAGGAAGAGTCTTAGAAGGAAAGTTGAGCATCGTAGAGAATATTTTTTGATTGACACCTTGTTATTCCATGCTAGATTAGAAGTCTATGATACAAAAATTAATTCTTGGAGATTGTTTAGAGAAAATGAAGGAGATTCCAGATAAAAGCGTTAGCATGGTGTTATGCGATCTTCCTTATGGAACAACCAAATGTTCGTGGGATGTTATTTTGCCATTTGAAATTCTCTGGAAGGAGTATAGAAGGGTTATAAAGCCAAATTCTGCCATAGTTCTCCATGGCTCCCAGCCGTTTACGTCTCTCTTGGTAGCTTCTAACATTAAAGAGTTTAAACATGAGTGGATATGGAAAAAAAGCAGAAGCGGTTCTGCGTTAACCGCCAAATATGCTCCAGTAAAAAGGCATGAGAACATACTAGTCTTTTGTAAAGGAAGAGTTAATTACTATCCTCAAATGCAAAGCGGGGAACCTTATTCAAGGAAAGGTTATTCTTTGAAAACAAATAATCACAGACTTGGTTTAAAGGAAATTAATGTAACAAACACTGGAACAAGATTTCCTATCAGCGTGCAAGATTTTAAACAAAACTGGAGTAAGCAGCAGCAAATTCATCCCACTCAAAAACCTACCGAATTGTCTGAATGGTTAATCAGAAGTTATTCAAAAGAGGGAGACTTAATTCTCGACAACTGCATGGGCAGCGGAACAACCTGTCTTGCGGCTAAAAGGTTAAATCGTCAATTCATTGGTATTGAAAAGGACGAAATTTATTTTAAAATAGCAGAGAAAAGAATACATGAAGCCAAAATTTAAACAAGGAGAAATAATTAATGACTTAGAAATACTTTCTTATGCAAAAAGCAGAACGTCTCCATCTGGAGCTATTAAAAAATATTACAATGTAAAATGCAAAAAATGCGGAAACGAAAAGGAGATGAATACGCAGACTATTCAAAACGCAAAATCCTGTGGTTGCGTTGGTAATAAGGGTAAGCCGAAACCGCTGAACTCAGGGAAGAAATCTCCGATTGGGACAATCGTTCAAATCAATACGTTAATATCTATTTACAATTCCAATGCTAAGAAAAGAGGAATAGATTTTAATCTAAGTTATACTGATTTTGCAAGCTTGATTAAGTCTGACTGTTTCTTTTGTAATGAAAAGCCATCAAATCTACTAAAAAAGAAGGGTTATGAGGATTTCTCCTATAATGGAATTGATAGAATTGATAATAATATTGGTTATGTTTTAGACAACTGTGTTAGTTGTTGCAGTTGGTGTAATCAAGCCAAAAACGATAAAGAATTCTATTTTTTTATTAAAAAATGTATGAGCATTTCTAAAAATTTTGAAAAAGAAGAAAAGTACTATAATATCGCCCACAAAAGAATTTTCGGAATAGATTCTCCTGAAACTGTTTAATATAATACAACATGGCTAAATCCCCTCCGTCCAAAAAGAAGGCTGCTGACAAATCTCCAAAAGTTTTTCAGCGGGAAAAAATCTCCTACGACTTGCATATCAGAGAAAGGGATGATTTAACGGAAAAGCAAATTGAAATTTTAAAAGCGGCGCTTGATAAGGATACTCGCGCCATTGCCGTAGATGGTTTATTCGGAAGCGGAAAGACGTACATCGCAGTTCTAGCTGCGCTAAAGCTTTTACAACAAAAGAAGGTTGATCAGATCATTTATGTGCGCAACCCTATTGAAAGCACAAAGAGTGGTAAGGTCGGGTTTCTTAAAGGCGAACTCTCTGAGAAGCTAGCTCCATATACCTGTATTGTTTATGATAAACTAGAAGAGCTTTTGCCTCCTTCTGAAATTGAATTACTGAAAGAAGAAAATAGAGTTGATTCAACAAGTGTTGGATTTGTTCAGGGGAAAAATTGGGCGTGCAAAGCTGTTATCGTTGACGAAGCATCTTGTATGGACTTTGCCTCAATTCTTCTTTTGCTTACGCGATGTGGGGAATTTACTCGTATTTTCTTTATTGGCGATGAAAAAAATCAGGCGGATATTAGGA